TCCAGCGCAACCTCGACCTCGGTATCAACCGTGCCGCCAACCACAGAAACCACACGGAAGGTCAGGAACCCAGCCGCGTCCGCTTTGTGCGAAACCGCTGCGCTTTCCACCTGCGCCGTTCCCGCGTTGCCTGCAGTTGTGTCACCCGAAGCGCCAACTGTTACGCCAGTGCCGTCTGCGTCCTTTAATGCAATTGCCAGCGTTTCATCGTCAGCCGCTGCCGTTTTTGCTGTAAGTATGATATTGGCATCTTCGCCGCTTATATCAAAATACTCTGCAATGTCGTCGTCCGCTGCAAACGCTGCCCGTACCTTTGCAGCAACCTCTGCCGCCTGATCATCGTCCGCTGTTACCGGCACCGCGCACGCCTCCACGCCGCTCGGGAAGCAGGCTGCTGCTATTTCAAACAGCAAATTACCTGCGCCGCTGCTGCCGCCCGTTATTGCGATTGTCTCCGCCTGCTGCGCCGGTGCCACGCCCGGCGTTGTATTGCCCGAAGCGCCCAGCGTTACGCCCGTCGCGCCGGTTGCATCCAGCGAAAACGCCAGCGTGTCGTCGTCGGCCGCCGCTTCTTTTGCGGTCACAGATACGTTTGCGTCAGCACCGCCCACAGTGTAATGGTCTGTTATGTCCGTTATCGTGTTGAGCTTTGCCCGCACCTTTGTCGCCACCAGCGCTGCCGTGCTGTCCGTCGCCAACAAATCAACGACAAACTCGTTTACACCGCCTTCAAGTAATGCGCCAGTCAGCGACATATTGATTGCGCCGCGCCCGCTTGCGCCTGCGGTTATTTCTATTGTTTCTGCCTGCTGCACCGGCGCGACGCCTGCGGTTGTATTACCGCTCGCACCCAGCGTGACGCCCGAAGCGCCCGCATATGTGAGCGCCATTGCAAGAGTGCCATCGTCTACCGCTGCAACTTTTGTTGTCAGCGTTATGTTTGCATCAGCACCGCCGACATCAAAATGCTCAGTAATATTTACATCTGCATTGAGCGCCGCCCGGATTGCTACCGCTACTAACGCCGTTGTATTTGCTGCTGTCGTGACCGGCACATCCACCGTCTCGGTGTTGCCATCCAGCAACGCAGAGGTTACTCTGAATTTTAACGTGCCCGCGCGCGTACAAGCCGCAGTGACCGCGATCGTCTCGACCTGATGTGCATGTACAACGCCCGGCGTTGTATTGTCCGACGCGCCGAAGCTTACGCCCGTATTTCCGTCGTCCTGCAACGTAACCGCCAGCGTTGCATCGTCTGCGCCCGCTGCGCCTTTTAGCGTCAGCGCGATATCCGCGTTTGCACCGCCAACGGTATAAAGGCCGTTGATGGTCGTGTCCGCAATAAGCGCAGCGCGTACCTTTGTTGCGACTTTTGACGTTGTGTCATCCGTGCCAAGTATCGCAACATTGACGTCTTTATGTCCACCTGTTAACAGCACCGACGTTACGCGCACCACCAGCGTCCCCGGCACTAACGTTCCCGGCGCAGTGCTAACCACAACCGCGCCCAGCTTGAGCACACTCACCGCTGTTTCAAGGCCGCGCACCATTACTTTTTTAGTAGTGACGCTCGGCGTATATGCGACACTAAGATACCCACATAGTTCCTCAAGCTCCGCCCGGTTGAATCCGTCAAAGATTCCGCGTTCGTGCTTGTTGGTATCTATGCCATACCCAGCATCTTCAAAATGGGAAACACTTGCGCCGTATGACCTAACGCCAACGCCTGCAACAAACCCCACTGCGCCGATCTGCCTGTTTAGTTCTTCATTAACCGAATAAATCCGAGGCATAATTCATACCCCCTTACGCTATTTTGATGTCGTGAAATACACCCGCGCTGCGCGTTGCCTTGATTGCGCATGCCGCAACCATTTCTACTTCGCCTTCTTTAACAGCGCCCGGCTGCTGCATGTTCGGAAGGTACTGCTTGATTAAAGACGCTCCGCTCGGAGATACGCCGTGTACGCCATCCAGAGCCAGCCGCGCAGCAACGATCTTTGTGTTACCGCCGGACGTTGCAACAATAGGATCACTCGTTCCGGGTTTATCGCCAATATCGACAAACTGTATGCCGTTGTACTTTGATACCGCATTGCCGAACGCATCTTTATCCGATGTTGAGAAATAGCTGCTCCTGCGTGCAACCGAACTCATGACTGCGTACATGGTTGCATTCATAAACAGCGCAGTCGGCTTGCCGCCAAGCGTTGCCAGCCATTTGTCCAGCGCATCCATGAACGATTTATAGTTGTTATCGATCGCGGTTGAAGTGGATAAGTCAATCGGTGCGAGCGGGGTATATTCTGTAGTCGCGCCCACGAGCGCCGCTAAAAGACCGTCAAACTGCAGCGCGTTGCTTCCCACATCGCCATTTATGAACATGTCCGCAAACAGCGCGCGCGTTGCCTGTATCTTTTGCTGAAGCTGCATTTGTACATGATCGACAACCTGCGTTTCGTCTTCGATTATAACGCGATCCAGTCCAAACTTACCGCCGAATATTTTCAGATTGACAGTAACCGGTGTAGTTTTGGCTTCCTGTGCATCGTACTCCACATTGATAGCGCGCACTGCGGCCGTCGGAAGCGTTGTTACACGGTTATACACATACGCAAGCGTATTGCCGCCCTGCGGTTTTACCGTGTTGTCGAAAGGTAACATTTCCAGTATAGGCGATTTCCTGAACTCGTCTATAACCCACTGTGTCAGCTTATCCTGACTAAGATTCTTTGCTTCTGCTAAAGTTATCATAAGATAACCCTCCTTATTTTATTTTGTTACAGGAGTGTTCGAGGCGGTTCCAAATATCGCCGCCTTTATCGAATCGCCAACGGTTGCTGCCCCTCCTGCGGGAGGCTCTCCGCCGGGTATCCTTGTGTTTCCTGCCGGTTGCCCAGCGCCAAACGCCCATTTTTCGGATTCCTTGAGCGTCTTGACCTGTTCATCAATGCCCAGCAGATTGTCACCGTCCATGCTGATCTTGCTCGAATCCAGCAGCGCCTGCACAGCCTTTATATTGACCGCGCCCGCTGCCCGCAGCTTTTCAGCAATTGCGCCGTTGAGCTTAATCTTGCCCAGCTCCGCAGCGTGCTCTGCCGCTGCCGTTGCGTTTGCCGTTGTAAGCTCGGTTATTTTTGCCTGCAGCACAGTCGGATCGACCTTTTTAAGATCCGCAAGCTGCTCGTCGCGCTTTTTGATTTCTGCGCCGTGCGTCTTTTCGGTTTCCTTGAATTTTGCATTCAAGGTGTCGTAGTTTTCTTTGCTGACAAACTGTTTGCCGATTTCCGCAGCAACCTGTTTGTCGATCTCCTCGGTGTACGTATCACCGATTATTTTTTTTAACCATTCAAACATTTTTTACCTCCATGCCGCTTACCTTGTTGCTGGTCACCCAGCCCGAGCCAGTCCTCGTATTGCGGAGCGCGTAATCCCCGCGCGCTTTCGGGTATTTGTATAATAATCAGTATCGATACTGTTTATACCAGTTTATATAAACACTTTTTACAAAACATAATGCCCATTTTGTAGCCTAGCTTTTTTAATCCGTACTCGTAAACATCCCTGCGCCTGCGGTCATCCCATCTGATACAGATAAAAGTTCTTTTTTTGGTTTCAGTTTTTAGATAACTTTCAAATTCCTTTATTTTATCTCGCGCCCACAATAACGCATACAGTCCATCCCTGCCGGTCGATTTCCTAAAAGATGTCTCTGCCTGTGCCCTTTTGTGTACGGTAAACATCCATACATAATAATAATCGGCATTGTCGCAATCTTCTTTTTGAAACTCGATGCTTAGTATGTTCCCTGACGGTGCCTGTGCAGTATATTTACAATTTCCAGTGCCGGTATGAACCTGAAACGTTTCATCCTTCATGCCATCACCCTTCTGCGCCCCACCCTCGGCGCATGCTCGAAGCCCACAACCTGCGTTCTGTTTGTTCTGCGCGTCCGGCCTGTATCGTTAAGGAACTTGTCCAGTTTATCCTGTTTTGCCTTTAGCCTTGCCCGCGCAGCATCGACGCCGTCCGTATCCTTTATCTCATTTGCCGCCAGCAGCTTCCGCTTTTCTGCCCGGATATCCCGTTCCAGTTTGCGCTGTTGCTGTGATTCCTCGTATACTTTGCGATTTTCTTCCTCGTCATAAGGTTTATATACCTGCTCGCTTATACCGGGGAAAAACGGGTAAAAATCATGCCTGCAGTTATATCCTTTTAACCCTTCGCCTGTACCGTACCCGGTCGATTCCGCGAGGTTCGGATATTTCGGCTCGCTGCCGTTGATCGCGTATATCCTGCCCTGCCACTCTGCATGTGACGGCCTTGCCCCGATATGGCTCGTGACCTCGACCAGATTGCTGCCCCATTCTTCCGCGCGCTGTATTTGTATCTGCCCGGTCGCCTGTGTGCTGCTTGTCAAGATCATGCGCCGCACTGCTACATCGGTCGGGGTATTTATTTTGCGCCCAGCCTTGCTGCTATATTGCACACTGGTTATCCCCTTGCCCGCCAGCGCCCGCACTGCTTTGCTTACCGAATCGCTGTAATTATGTATGCCGAGCGAGGTTTCCAGATACACTTGATTTATTATGTCGAGGAAGTCCTGCTTCGCGCCCTGCAGCGCCGTTGTGTTTACGAGGTTCAGCTTGTTTTTAGCGTTGCCGATTGCCGCCCCGAGTATCTGGTTTATCGCGCCGCTGCTTTTAACCGCGCCCGGCGCGGCCTTTAACAGCCCGGCCTGCAGCGCCTTTTCAAACACTTTGTCGTCTATTATCGCCGCCTGATACCCGGCGTTTTCAAGGATCTGTCTGACCTCCCTTTGGGTCTTGCCTGCATACTTTGCAATCAGCCGTTCGTTCTCGGCGGTCAGTTCGCCCAGCTCGTCCAGCTTCTTTATATGCCACGCTGCCATTGATTCCGGCGATATGTTGTCCGTTGCCGAGAACCGTTTTGCTATGTTGCGCAGCAGGTCGTCCTCTATATCCTCATATATCCCCAGCAGGCTCGCTGTTATCTGCTCAATTTCCTGCGGCGTTAACATTAAACGTCACCCAGTTCCACCGTCTGCCCTGCAAGCTCGTGCGTGCAATCGCTTAAAAACTGTATTTTGCCATCGGTCACAAAGCTGTGACAGCGGTGTGTGCGTGGCGGATCTATCGGCATGTTGGCATTGCACAGCATAGACGGACTAAATGTCGGTTTTTCATAATCACCGTTAAATGTCCAACGCTTATCGAACAAGTGCCCACATCCGCAGCCCGGACACATAATCATATGCCCCGCAAACTCGTCACTCTGGTTTGTCAGGTCTATAACCTTTGCCATGTTTAAAGCCCTCCAAACTGCCCCGGCTCTTCCACCGGCTCCGGCGACCGCGCGTCCATTTTCTTAACATGCTCCGTTGCGGCCTTCTCTGTCATTTTGTACACCTTGACAAAGTACTCTATCCTATCAATCAGCCCGGTTGTCTTTTCCCGCATTGCTCTGTTTGCCGTTGCTTCGGTGTCCTCGATGATACTATCATCAAAGTTTATGCTGATATCTGCTTCACCCTTGCCGCCTAAAAACAGCAGCGCGCGCACCATGCCCTGCAGCGCCGAATCAAGTATTATCTCGTCTTTTTGGATTCTGCGAAACAGTTTGCTGTTGCCGCTGATAACCGCCGTTGCTGTTTGCAATACGCCAGTTTCCGAGAACTTGTAATAGCCCTTGCCAAACCCAACCTTTTCCGAGAACAGATCCAGCGCCGTTTGCAATCCGTCAATATGCGCTTGATACCGTAGCTCTGGATTGCTTTCGGTTATCGGCTTTTTGTTCTCGTCGCCGTTGCCCGGTATGCCGTAAAACACTGTATCATTAGGGTCAAATATCGGCATCAGCGCGCCAGTAACCGGGTTCGGTTTTACCATTGTATCATCAACAAATATCCGCTTGCGCCCGAGCAAAAACTCGTTAAAGAAACTATCATATATAACGTCGATTGTTTCCATTTCCTCAACGCCGTTTGCATATATCGAAACACCCATCGGATTCAGCAGGTCAATATTGTTGCAAATGTTCGGTTTGATTAACTGGAACAGCGGGTCTGCGCTGCCGGTTAACCACGCCGGGACAACGTCGGCCGGCAACGGAACCTCTTTGCCTTCTTTGTCGTATACGTTGTTATAAACCGTATACAGGCCGGTCGTTTCTTTGACATGCCGCTGTATGTAAATGCGCTCTTCTTTGTCAACGATCCTGCTGACAAACGCGCAGTCGATAACCTTGTTGCGTAAAAACCTGAGCGGTATTATGTGCGGCGCTGCTAAGTAATCAATCTTAACATCCGCGCCCTCCAGATACTCCACCATTGCCACCGTGCCCAGCGCGTTGCACACCTCCACAAGCTGGTTGCCCGCCACCCAAAAATCGTTGTCTTTAAGAACCTCGTCAACATAATCCTGCAGCACCGTTGACGGTTTTCTGTCCTGCCCGGCCTGCGCGTCCGCACCCTTCGGCGTTACGCTGATCGTGACCTTTTCGTTGAGCAGTAAATCGGCCTTGTCCTCGCTTGCCTTCTTTGCCATGCCCAGCGTCTTCCGCGTGCATGTTATGCTATTGCTGCCGTTGTATATCGTATAAGTATGCCACTTTGTTTTGCCCTCGTACCAGTGCAGCCAACCATCAATGCGCTTGTACCACGCATCGGACAGCAAATCCTTATACCCGAGCTTCTCGAGTATCTTGCGAATCTTTTCCGTTGTTATTGACGAATCTGTTGTTATGGCGCTTGCCCTGTCAGCCATTTGCAACCTCCGATCTCCTGTATAACAGTCCCATGTCAATCAACTGCCGCGCATACGGCTCTGTGCTGTACTCCTGCGCGTCCAGCGAATCTATGTTTGTCGTGCCATCGTCCAGCCGCTCGTCTATGCCTATCGCTGTCTTTTTTGGGTTCCATAACGCGCTTTGAAACGCGTCAATTGTATGCACGCAATTCTTCATGATTCCGTACCGGTCTGCGCCCATTAGCATAGTATACAGCCGGATCCTGTCGTTAACCTCGCCTTTGATCGCGTTCTTTACCGGTATCCCCAGCCCTGCAGACATCAGAGCGTTTTTGCATCCCCGAATCATTACCGGCTCGGCGCTGTCTGCCCTTATCTCAACTACCTTGCGGCCTGCCGTTATTTGCTGTTTAACGAACGTTACCAGCGCTTCTTCTACTGCGCCCGGCGTCAGCCTTTCGGTCTTATCATCGTAATGCTCTTCTAGCGTTATGATCCGGCGCAGCCCTGATTCGAAGCCTGTGCAGTTTATTGCAAACTTGCCTGCGTTGCCGGGGAAGTCCAGCCCTATCGTTGAGTACATTATTTGCGGCTCGATATCCAGTATAAACGCCTTCGGTTTATCCGCAAACAGCCGGTATATAATGCCCTCTGCCGCTACCCATAACCCCTCGATTAACCGCTGATAGTATACCGTGCCTGCATATTCCTTTTTCAGCTCCGCCACAAAAACCGGATCTTCAAACGGGTTATCGTCTATGTGAAAGTGCATTTTGTATATGTCAGCATCGCTGTCTAAAAACTTTTTAAACCAGTGATTCGGGTTATCCGGGTTACATGTGGCGTCGAAACATGCGCCCGGCTTATCCAACCGGCTTTTTAGCATCGTAAAGACTTCTTCATGCCACGTCGGAACTTCGTCACCGTATCCATACGCCAGCCCCGAGCCGCGCAGCTTGTCAACCTGTCCAACGTTATCAGCGCCTAGCGCATAGCAGTTCCGGTCAAACAGTCTGATCTTGTTATTGCTGCCGATCCTGCCAACCATGTCCGCTCCCCACATGTTACGGAGCGGGTCGAGCACGTTGCGCTCCAGCGTGCCCTTTGTGTTACCCAGC